GCAGGATGTAAATCGTTAAGATAGTACCACTGTCTCAAAGGTGTAACTTGAGCATTTGTTTCATACCCAGTAAATCTAATACCCAACTTTTCTCCTGCCTTAATGAGTGACTCATTCTTAGATGCAACAGCGAGATCAGGTTGGATAACCTTAGATTCTCCAGATAATTTGAGTGACGCCATGGGTGGAGCCATTCGGTACATACACTTGCGACCCTGTGAAGTAAATCTTTCAGCAACCAAATCATTAAGGAGATCCGTATATGATCTTCCCTTAACAACAATGGACGGGTGGTCAGGTATAACAGCACAATAAACTAACAAATCGATGTAACGGTCGGTGGATAATGTCAGTTTGTGATTCAAAAGTGCCTTGGGATCATTGAAGGGAGCATAAGCTCTCAATTCTGATACAGCATTTTTAATCCAGATAGTGTTGGTAGTTAACTCACTGAAAACAAATTCATTCTTCTGTTCAACCTTGGCATACTTCTTAGTGAATGCAGCATGGTCCAAGTTCTTGGATTCCCACGATGGAATGGTGAATTTTGCTTTACCATAAACAACGTCATCAACAAACTCAAAGACGCCTTTTTCTCTTGACATCGTAGGTGAGGTTGAAATAATCTTGACATGTTCTGGTTCAATCAAAAGAAATTTCTTCATTTTCTTGAAGTTAGAATAGAGTTTCCCAGACACACAAATCCCATATGATCGGGGCAATACTGCTAGAACGTGTGATATGAACACCCGCTCTGGAGCAACCGATTTCTTAAAATAAGCTAAAATCAGTCGCCCACAAGCACCATTCCCTTCAACAATAGTTTTATATGCACCCAGGGGGGCAGTGTACATGAACCCATATTTTGGCAAAGTCATATGTGTTCGTTGAAAGTTCAGTATTTCAACATGGTACCCAAGTTTCGGATGCACTTTCCAATGCTCCGACTCCAACTTGGCTTCAAGCTCTTGCGCTTGGATGGATTTGAAGTTGACCACAACATCACTCTTGGCCCAAGGGCAAACATCATCTTCATTTGTTGCTTCACCATGAGTACCATTCAAAGCATGGAATGGGGGTGAACAATAGAAAGTGACGCTGTCCTGTAAAGGATGAAGGATAGCCTGGCGCGGCAACACAACGTTGCGTTGTGGCTCATTGTCACCCATGAACTCAACTTCATGTATTCGGGTGCACATAGGTTCCCAGGCAGGATTTTTAGGCGTAATAGTAGCATCATCACCATTTATAGTAACGTGATAGGCAACAGGATCAGGAATACGGCCTTTAAAAGTAATATTCTTGAGCCCAGGAAAGAACTCAATAAGGTTGCCTCGCTTCATGTATTTCATTTTGGCACGCCATGTCTTTTCCCACCAGTAACGGAGATTGCCAAACTCAATAGGGGCAATCATCAAAGGAAAGAAGTTTTTGGCAGCATCCATAAATAATCCAATGTCAATGCCTTGTTTGTCCAGCATGTAAAATACATCAGCAACACGAATGGCAGCATCTTTAACATGCCATCCATGGAGTACATCATCTCCATCACACACAAATTTTTCCATGAGAGGGAAAAACATTATATTCGAGTGTGTGAGAAAGACAAGGTCTCCCCCATCGATCATAGATAACATATGATCTTTGGTGATGTAAAAGTTAGGAATTATTTTACGAATGCCAACCAAAGTGAAGCGAACTTCGTAATGGCAATGACACCCAATAACATGGTCACGATAACGATATATGG